ATAACCGGGTCATTAATTGGTCCCAGCCTGGCAGTATTACGTGTAAAGTCTAATACCATACAATTCTGCTTATGACTCATCATCATAGCAGTTAAACGTCCATCCATAGTTTGCAGATCAAAACCTGGAGCATAAACTGGCCGAGTACCCCTGCCAAGCATCTGAACCCATAAGCCTGGAGAATTAGTGGCCCTCAAGGCTACAATAAGATCAATACCCGGGAAATCATAACCAGTCGTTAAAACGTTATTATTGACTAAGGCCCGGTATTTACCCTGAGCAAAACCTGTCAGGGCTTCCAAGCGTTGAGCGTCAGTCATCTTACTGTGGACAGCAGCTGCCGGGATACCCAATACATCCAACATAGCCACAATATGTTGGCAATGTTCCACGCCGGTCGCGAAGATTAACCAATGCTTTCGATCATGGCCTAACTCCAGGGTTTCTTGTAGAGCCGCCCATGTAATTTCTTCTTTGTCCGTAGCGGCCTGTAGGTCCTTACCGACAAACTCGCCACCATGGATTCTAACCCCACCAAGGTCAATGGTAGTGGTAGTTGGCTTGGGTATTAAAGGGGCCAAGTAACCCTCTGTCACAAAGCGGTTAAAAGCGGCTACCCCAGTCATGTCACAACAAATATCAGTGAATATCCCGGAATCAGTAATTAACCCTTGACCAAGGCGGAAAGGGGTAGCCGTTAAGCCGATTACCTTGAAGTATGGGTTGACTTCTTTCAACGCGTTAAAGAATTTTTGATATGAAGTATCTGCGTTAGGGCTAACCAAATGGCACTCATCCACTAGAGCTAGATCCACATGCCCGAATAACTCCGGTTTCTTGGCAACTGACTGAATACCACAATAGGTAATTGGGGTTCCCAAGTCTTTACGACCAACACCTGCAGAATAGATGCCGGCCGGAGCGGATGGCCATATCTTCATCAGGGTAGAGAAGTTCTGCTCAATAAGCTCTTTAACATGAGTCAGTTTTAATATCCGCTGGTTAGGATATGTCTGAAGGGTTCTTTGTATGAAGCCAGCTATGACCGGGGACTTCCCCGTACCAGTTGGCATAGCAATAACTGGATTACCAGTTTTACCAGCCTGAAAATATTGAAACGGAGAATCGATAGCTTCTTCCTGGTAGTCTCGAAATATCATGTAGAGGTATCCAGATTACCGGTTCCTGGCCAGTTCCCGCGTACCATAGGAGGATACACAGAAGATTCATCATCCCCGGTATATTCACATTTATCCAAATATTCCAGGGCCATTCCCATAACCTCGAGACCTTGCTCAGCATGGGCTAACATATGTTTCAGCTCTGTCTGTTTCTGAACCAAGTAAGGTTCCAGATTACCATCTGATTTAGTGTGTTCTACCAGATAATTAATACGTTCAACGGCTGTGCGAAATTTACCGAGATCCCTTGTACAGGCTTCTTGAGCTTGTACAATTTTGGCCCGAACTTTTGATAGATAATTAGCCTTCTGAAACTGCATTGAAGCAGCAATTTCAACCATTATAGTCCCAACCATATTAACGGCTAATTCTTCCAAGGTATGCCCATCACCTTCGGAACCAGTCTCATCGTATTTTCTTTTCTTATCCGGGTCGCTTAAAACGGCATACGCTCGTTGAAGATTTTGAAACTTGGCGGTAGCTTCAGGGTCGTCCGGATTCTTATCAGGATGGTATTTGCTGGTATTCTTTTTATAGGCTTTACGGATATCAGCCGGGGTAGCATCTTTACCTACCCCGAGTATATCGTACAAATCAGACATTAGCTTAGTCCTCGTTCTTTCAATTGGTGACTGGTTACTGAATCAGGGCCTTGAAGAATTCGGTCACCGGATATAAGGGTAATATCCGTATGCCGGCCATCTTCTGAACCACCATTATATACCACTTTCTGGCTGAGAAGATACGGATTAAACACATGTTCTGAACAGCCGACATACATGGCATCCGTAAAGATTTCTTGATTACCCCTTTGACAGGACCAAGAACCATCATGCTCCGGGGTAGCATGGGCGCACGTTCGGCAATTGATTTCTGGTACTTGATCAAGGTGGCAGACTGGTCTGGCATCACAGAACTTACACTTCCACCAGCCGGGAGAGTCGTGTATTTTTGGCAAGGCCTCGTCAGAATAGATAATGCCTCGAGCTCGATCCAAATACCGTTTGGCTACTTCTGTGTCTGCTTGGATAATCTCCGCATGAAGCTCATCATCATTTTTATTGACCATCATGTACAAGCTATACGGGAGCTGCATTTCAAACATACAAACCTGCATTTGCACATAGTGTTCGAACTTTTCATTTTGAACACCATTTGCCTTGACCTTTTGGAACGCTTTGTCCCCACTAGTCTTGAATTCGGCGTAGGCCGGCACGTCCGGTGGAAGATCAGGCACACCCCGTACAACCCCATCCAAAGACGAACCAAAGTGGCCTTCCACATCAGAGAATTTGAACTGGCCACCGTCTTCCGTCTCATACCAGATTTCAATACCAGCGGCCTGAAGCATTGCAATAAAACGAGCTTCCTCTAAATGCCCGCGGTTAAACAACCTCTGCAATCTTGAAGGAATACTCTTTTGAACGGCCCAGCGAAAACTGTACCACAGTTCCCGGCTACAATCCCGACCAATTAGCGATGCACCAAGATGCCGGCGAAACGGTGGACTCTTACCCCGATAGGCGTCTTCCATTTTAGGGATTACTTGTTCCAGATATTGGCGGAATGAGGCACCTCCATCCGCTTCAATAACCTGATCAATTAGGGCAAGAGTCTTTTCAGCTTTAATCATTCTGGTAACCTTCTAAATTCGTCATACAGGGCCATCGTGTTTGGTAAAAACTTTCGCAACATGTCGGTAATTGCCTTCGCGTATTGCTGTGCCTCGACCTGTGCATGACTGTGGTCACGGAGACTTAGGAAATGCAGCATATTATGTAAATCCTGTTTCCATAACCAATGAGTGTAATGATTTAGATGAAGCAATAACCGGGCATGTTCGGCAGCTACACCCTGTTCCATTGATAAGAGGTATTGTTCATAGCTTTCCCGGCACTTCTGATCAAGACGAATCTTAAATAAGTTTTGAGTCGCTTCAGGAAGATTATCTTCTTGACCTTGTTTAGCGTTCGGAGCTTTCCCTCCAACCACTTCAGGAATAAACCATTCTTTTGGCAGAGTAATATAGCGGCCGGATACCTCATTAATTGTTGCAGTACGATGCCGTACAAATTGTCTGGCCACAAAGATGGGCATTTTCATCTCAATCCAGCACTCCACCATTTCGAATGGGGTAGTGTGCTTGTTTTTCATGAGATACTTTGCCAACTTGAGATCCATTTCCCGGGTTCGTCCGCTGTCCATTTGTTCAAAAGACATACGGGCACTGTTCGCCGGATCGGTATCATCCGCATCAAATTGTTGATGGAAACGTCTCGTAGGTCCAGCAAGATTGCGCAATACCACAAACCCATGATCTAGGACATCGTGATAAATAGCCGGATACTTACCGGTTGCGTTTGGTTCTGGGCTTTCTTTTACGTGGGTCATAATCCCTCCGAAGGGGTTTTTCAGTATTACAGATTTCAATAACACGCTGGCAGGTTTTAGCATTGAACCAAGAGATATGACAATCCTCAGTCTTGATTCCAAGCTTTGACGCTAGCCAAGCGTATGCCTTGTACCGGGTCAGCCATTTGGTCTCCTTCCAAATTGGATCGAAGGCCTCATGTGCTTTCTTTCGCCATTGCCGGGTTGCCCGGTCTGCCATCTTACCTAGTGGGATATCAGTTCCCGGATGGCAACCAACCGCAGCATTGCAATCCACACAGAACCAGATTAATGGCCAGTCTCCGTAGTTACGCCCATACAGAACGGAGTTCTGAGCAAGGCGTATTTTTGGACTGTAACAATAATCACAGTTGAGCGGACGCAGTAGCGGATTCTTTATTTTGCCCATACCACCAGATCCCAATAGCAACTAATAATTTACAGACAACCATCATAATGAAGGTGACCGGGGAGGTTAAATCAATCAAAAACAGGAAGAGCCCAGTATCTACCGGAGCTGATACGATGGAGCTATAGAGTACCCGTTTATAGAATGGTTTTTTGGTGGCGGTATACATTAACCAATCAGCCAATTCACTAACAGCAAATGAGGCAACAGAAGCTACTGCTACTACCGGATCTGCTAAGTAATAACTTAACAAACAACCGATAGCCATCCCGGCGAGGACCCAATGGCCTACAGCGCGCTGGGCATAATCCCGTATAACAAAAATGGCCCCGACAACGATGGCCATAGGTGAGAATAATCCAAAGCCTAGGTCTACTAACGGGACATGAGTAAAACCTAGATTAACCAAATAAATGGTCAGGATGTATAAAAATAGATAAGGCATATGTTCCTCCTCAACTTAGAAAGAAACGGGGACCGAAGTCCCCGCCAAAGTTACTGCTGCGGAGGAGCACCCCAAGGTGGAGCGCCTGGAGCACCATTCGCTGAAGGTGCTGGTCCGGCAGTAGGGTGGCCAGGTTGGGTAGGCTGGGCTGCTGGCTGCTGTTCCTGCGCTGGCTGCTGTTCCTGCGCTGGTGGCGCACCCCAGTTAGCCGGTGGCTGTTGGGGTTGCTGTGCCGGTTGGGCAGGAGGTTGTTGCGGCGCAGGCTGTTGATACGCTGGCTGCTGGGGTGGTTGTTGAGCTGGCGGTTGATACGCCGGTTGTTGTGGTGGCTGGGCTGGTGGTTGAGCCGGTTGCTGAGATGGCATTCCAACTGGGGGTTGGGCACCGGCAGTAGCAGGGGCACCATTACCAGAACCGGCGGCACGATAACCGCGGATATCATTGCTAGCATCGTAACCGTTTGCGGGTGGACGAACAATGGCCTTGGCTTCCATTGGGATGCCATGTAATTGCTGGGAGTCCTGAACCTGGATAACACCAGTCGCGTGACAGATAGCGGACAAGGTTTTGTATGCGATCTCCACTGTGGTGGTATTCTGGTTCTGCAGGTTAAGGCGATCAAACAGCTTACGCCCTTTGAACTCACCATCGAGAACGGTCATTTCCAATTCAAGATAAGCACCGGCACCGTTTTGGGTTGGTTTCATTTCAGATGCAGTTACCTGAACTGTATACCAGCCCGCCGGGACCGGGTCGAAGGTCTGATTGGGATCGACCGTATTGGCGTCGAAATTTAACTGAGCCATAGATAGTACTCCTATATAGGTTGATGGGCAGCGCCCATGATTTTATTAAAGATGTACCCAAGATGCGGAGATTCCAACTCAGCCAATGCTCCGGAGCGATCTTTGGCGTCATAATTGAAGTCCGGTTGAGTACGGAGATACCGATAATCCTGTTGTGACGCTGGGTCCTTAGCCTTACTAAGATGGAAGACTTCGTCGAACAGGTACGGTAGTTGTTGCCCCAACTTAGAGCCGGGCATAGCCGGTCCAGCCAGAGTAACACCGGTGGCCTCGTCTTTCGACCGCTCCTCTTTAGCTGACATGTAAACATGCTTGCTTTTGAGATCGCGGAAAGCCTTTACGGTCATAGTCATTTTCTCAATGAGTTCACCGTAGGCCTGACGAGGATCTTTGACTTGCCCCTTGGCATTGGATAATACTACTTCACCAATCTCCGTCAGGGAGTCAAGACAAATGGTATGGAAGTTTTTCGCTTCCTGTGAGGTACGCGCCCAGTTTTCAGCCTCAATCAAATCCTGGATATTTTTGATTTCAATGACTGGGATATCATAGGTGATACCTTGAGTGCCGACACCAAAGACCCTTTCAATATTATCCCGTTTAAGGGACAGCATCCCGGACTCTGCAGAAATCAGAACCGGGTAAGGGGCTGTAGCCGTCAGCATTGTTTTACCCAGACCGGCACGACCGTACACGAGGCACTTAACCCCGTGTATAGATGCCAGCTGGTTAGCGGACTGTAATTGGATGGCCATACTAACCCAACCTTTGGAGTGCATTGAAGAACCGCCCACGCACAAGTTGGTCTTCAGGGGATTCAGGGATAGGAGGTTCGGTGGCCGGACGCATTGGCTCGATATAGTTCTGCATCCGATTACGTAGCCAGCGGGCCTCTTCTTCAGTCATCTTTAACGTTACAAACGTTTGATGTTCGATATTGCTTTCCACGGTTACTCCTGCTTATCCGCTCGGGCGTTCGCTTGCTCGTCGGAATACTTACCTTCCTTATAACGAGCCCGGTCACCCTTGAGAAGTTTGTTAAGGTTATGCTCAAGCGCTTCCTCTCGGGTAATATTAGTCGCAGCATAACAGTTGTTCATCATATGCTGGATCTTATTGAAGAGGAGGTGAACGTTGTTCTCCGGAATAGGCTTCCGGTAAATGGTGATACGTTTGGTTAAATCCAGCAGGTCGTCGGTGGCTTCATACAGCTCTTTCCACCCAAGGCGCCGGTCAACTTCAACGTTTACAGCTGGGATATAATTCGGGAAGGCCTGACGATATCCTTCGAAATAGAATTCGAGGTCGCCAAGTTCTTCAACGGCATTCTCCCAATCATTCTTAGATAAGGCCCCCAATAATTCCCGGACTTCGCCAGCAATACCGATAATCATATGCTGGAGGTGGGCGTCCCGCGGGGTCATTGTTTCGAGGATAACCTCACCGGGTTTGGCCAAGTCCTTGACCATTTGTTTATGTTCAGCGATAAGCATAGCCACTCCTAGAGTTTGGTTTAAGGAAGGGAGACTATACAATAGCCTCCCGGGTTTGGATAGCGCCTAAACAGTAGCCGACAGCTTTTTTACGATGCCGTTGAATTCGTCCAGAGCTTCGGTAGAACCCTCAAGTGTGGCCATGATTTCTTTCATAGCTTTATCTCGGGCCGCTAAACGGCGAGCTTTTCGGAATGCTGCGAAGGCTTCTTTCTCAGCTTCTTGACGGGCGTGATAAGCCGCGGCTTCAACTTTCTGAACAACCCACTTGTAGGTATATTCACGGGAAGGGTCAATGGCCGCGTACCCATCCAAGCGGCTGACCACAACTACGACCATGACACCATAAGGGGATTCGACGATAACTTCATCTCCGACTTCCAGCTCCATTGAATCAGGGCGCTTGTAGGTGTATTCTTTTTCAGTTGGGGCACCGGTACGGGAATCTTTGAAGTGAACGCCGATTGTGTGACAGTTAGATTGCAGCAGTGCAATTAAGTGATTTGTGTTCATAAGTGTTACCTTTGTTGGTTGAGTGTTTGATTAGTTTAATTGAGTAGAAAGATTATTCAACGGCCATCCTGATCAACCATACCCAAAAGGAGATGTAATTCAGAATCATTAAGATCCAGAACACCATCCGATGTCGGGCAAGGCGAACCCCAGTAAAAGGTTCAATACCTTTGTAATCCCGATCAACAGCCCGCCATGTAGTAGCGCAGGAAATTAAGAATAAGGCTAACAGGATGAGATGGATCATCAGTGCTGCTCCGAATTAAAGGACTCCTGATAAGCTTTCAAAGTTTCGAGGTCAACGGAGGTGAGCTTGACGGCATCATCCTCTTCGTAAGTTACTTGGATACATCCAACCTCGTCGGATTTGATGCCTTTCAGTTCTTCCTTGGTGAAGGTAATGGAACCACCATTCTTCCTGATAGTTTCCCAAAACAGCATGTTTAGAAATGATTGGTGGTCCAGGTTCATGTCTTCGGCTCCTTCGGTGGTACCAATTCAAGAGAAGGGGTACCGGGTTTAATCACCAAAGCCTCGTCAAAGATTTTCTTATGATCTTCAAGGAGATTTTTGTAGTCCCTGAGTTTAAGCTCTGGTTTATAATTAATCACCTTGTCTTCAGTTCCTTCAGGTAATTTTTCTAGAACCGCCGGCAAAGCTGCTATATCAATGTTGCGGTAATACTGGAATTTGCCTTTGAGCTTCCAACCGTCCGGCAGGTCCGTGGTATTGGTTCCTTCTTCAGGGGAAGGGAAATAGAAGTCTGCCAGTTTGGTTCGAAGGGCCATTTCTTTATCCTTCAAAGCTTTTATCTGGTCATTAATATAATTCCATTCCACAATCATATTCAAGTAATCGTGGGGCTGGCCAGCAACAATCTCCGGACTGGGATGGCTTTCGAATTGCTGTTCGATTTGCTCCACCATTTGGTTAGCCAGCACCTCAGCGGCTTCACCGGTTGCTGTATAAGTTCCAGGAGGGAGGGTTGATAATTGTTGCTTGGTTTCGACGATGCCATCAGTATGCTGATGACCTACAACTGGTTTCTGGGGTTTCTCCCAAGGTTTATTCATGGCGGCTGTCTCCGTT